CCCGTGGGCTCGTGACCTGGTTCCCCGACGCATCGGTATAGACCGCCCCGGCAGGAATTTGCACAATCGAGCGGTGCGACACAGCCCCAATGACCGCATTGGACTTGGTACGGACCCAGTCCATAATGTCGGAGACTACTTGTCCGGTGCCGCTGACGGTCCAGATGGATCGCTCCAGGAACACGACCAGCATCCCTTCGAAGTCCCCCACGAGTCCGGTAAGAATGTCCCCGACGGAGCTTTGATCGGTGAAGTCGAGATAGTTGTTTGCGCCCACCTGATCAGGCTTGCCGGGATCAGACCAAAAGACACGACGTGGGTTCGTGTCGGTGCGTCCCCACCAGAGGCGCTGCTTGTGCGGTTCGCAGAAGTACGTGCCGGTCGCCGGGGCATCGCCATGTTCCTCCAGAAGTCGATGTTCCAGAATGTCCAGATCGGACGCATTATCGGTATAGCTCGTGGTCGTACGTCCGTCAATAAACGTCACAAAGTAATAGTTCGCGCCCGTCCCCGTCGTGCGATATAGCTCATAGCCCGTAATGTCGGTATCAGAGTCGGCGTCCCACGACAGATTGGCCTGCTCGTCCTGGTGCTGAGTCACATTCGAGGTCACCGATCCCGCAGATCGAGCTTCGGCCGCATCCATACTGACCATTTTCCACGTATAGGACCCATTGAGCTGTCCAGACGAGGTATTGACCGCTGCCGTAATAGTTGGAGACTTCCCACTTGCCCCGGCGGTCGCTAGCGACGACCCGTTCCAGACCCGTGGTGCCACGACCCCATCGACAAAAAAGAGATTATTGTCTACCTGCGCGAAGTCAGGGATTCGATTAATCGAACCAGACCCGAAATCTTCAATAAAGGTCCAGGCCACCCCCGAGTTGGTGCTGTACCAGAGTTCACACTCGTTCGACCCGTCATCAAACAGGCCGAGAAGTTGTCGGGTAAAGCTGGACCCCGTTTGCCGATAGGCACGCAGCGCCCGCAGACGGGTAGCACTGCCCCCCGTATTCGTCGTCACCGCCGAGCTATTCTGTTTACTGTAGCCGAGAATCTTCTTGGCTCGACCGAGCTTGTCAATCCAGAGGTTTCGACTCCCGCTTGAGGAGTAAATAGACGGGAGAGCGACAGAATGAATCCCCTCCTGGGTGCCAAGAAAGACGGAGAACGTCTGGGTCTGAATCGGATAGGCCATCGGATTTATCCATTCATCGAGCCACGCCGATCAGACGGGAGGAGTTCTTCCATGACCTCCTGGCAGATCGACGCACGGTGCTGACAATCTTCCTCAGACCATTGGGGCGTCCGACGCCACCACCCACTATGTTCAAAGGCGCAATACTTCGTGCCCGTTCCGGCGTTGACTTCGACGCCAAGCCGACACCGCAATCTGAGCGTCTCGTCATCAATCTTATTGGGAAACTGAGCAAGACGGACGACATTCGGCGGCATATCGGCATAGAGCCCATAGCCTCCGTGGACATGGTCTTCTTCGCCTTCCCAGTCCTGATTGCCTAACGGGGGCGGGGCGTAGTGAATCCCCACGTCGCGTCCGTGCCAATCGACCTCACGAATCCAGCGTCGAATGTTCGGATTCCGTTGATCCGCCGATCCCCAGGGCTCATTTAGCTCCCAGGACAACATATAGAGACAGACGTGTGGGGCCGTTCTATTCACCAAATGCTGTGAGCGTTCAATAATCTCCGAGAGATCCAGATGTCGTAAGGTGGGCTGATCTACGATCCCAACCAGCGGCACCAGCCCTGCGTGTCGGGCAGTTTCCAGTGATGTGATCAGTCGATCCATCCCATCAGTTCTGTATGCAGAAAATCCTCCCGCCGTCCATTCAGGATGCCCGCGCCGACTTCCCCAATCATCTTGTTCGGCATTGACCAGTACGTGCGTGAACCCGCGTGACGCTTCTTCCTGAAAATAGGACTCCTGCTCCGCGATCGGGCGGCCGCAGACAGCAGGACCAAAATAACGATGCGACGGATACAAGAAATTGCCGTGCCACTGGCCCATGGTAATCGGGGCCAACGTGTCACTCGCTGGCAGCGATCCGCGCCAGTCTGCTGTTGCTTCTTTCAGCGTGGGGAATCGATCGCGCTCGAAGAAGAGTCGCCAGAGAATATGTCGAACGGTTTCATCTGGTGCGGCCGTCCCGATGGTTAAAAGATGTCGTTCGTTGATGGCGCGGATAAGTGGGTCGTCTGGAACAAGTGGGACGGTTCGCAGGAAATACCCATACCCGTCATGGTGATCATTGGGAGACACGATTTCAGCTAGCCACCGGCGGCTCAACAATCGGCCGCCCATCCTCATCAGTCCAGGCCGTCTCAAGAATATGGTCGTCTTGTCGTTCCGCGACAACCATCCAGGAGATCGTATCGGTGGAGGTCGCCACCTCACATTCAATGGTCAAGAGATTCCCGCTCACTGACCCGCGCACACTTGACCACCCCGTTTCGTTGGAGGTGAAACACTGGGCGCCGTGACAGAGAAGTACCCAGGTACCGGCGGTCATGTTTGAGACAGTATCGAGATTGACTGTCGCCGCCCCGGCCACCAGTATGACCGTGCCCCGATAGATCAGGTCGCATTGAGGGCCTTCAATAAAACTGTGAACCAGTTCATGTGTGGCGTTTTTTGCAGGTAATGGATGGCTGATTCGAAACGACCCGGATCCCTTGGATAAGGCTCCTGCGACAGCCACCGCGCCGGCTTTATCCACCGAGAGCCGTGTCGTGCTCGTGGCGTCATCGCCTGTTCGTAGATTGATGACCCCCTCGGCAGTCAGTTCGACGGCAGCGGTATCGTAGGAGTCGTTAAATCGAGCAAGCGATCCCGAGTTCAAGTACTCGTTTGCGCCGATCCAGAGCTGGATATTCGACGCACTAGTCCAGCTATCAATAGACCCATCAACCGTCCCTTGGTCATTTTCAAAGCGGATTGTGGGTGTCGAGGACTCCGCGGCATCAATACAGAGGTCGCCTCCGGTCGGGCTAATCCCAAGCGCCAACGCGGTAAACTGCGGCGTATCACCTGTTCCGACGCCAACGCTTGTGCGTAGCGTGGCCCCACTCTCAGCCACCGGGTCACCCGTTCCATCACCAACAATGAGTTCGCCGTCAGACAGAACCGACATTGCCGTCACCGCTCCAGTGCCGCTCCCCAGTAGGACCCCTCCATCTGTCAGGCTGCTCGCGCCGGTCCCCCCATCGGCGACGGGGACATCCGTGCCTCCGGCGCGGTAGACGAGATTTCCTTCAATGTTGACATTCCCCGAACTAGCTCGTGTGAGGGTGGTATCACTGGCGTGTCCCAACTCAATCCCTGTAAACTGTGGGCTATCTCCAGTCCCTACTCCGACACTAGTTCGCAGGGTCGCTCCACTTTCCGCGACCGGATCAGTCGATCCATTGCCGACAATCATTTCACTGTCTGCCAAGACCGACATCGCCGTCACCGCCCCGGTGCCACTGCCGAGCAAAACCCCGCCATCTGTGAGCGTACTCGCCCCTGTTCCGCCATCAGCCACCGGAACGTCGGTCCCACCGGCGCGATAGATAGCATTCCCCTCAATCGAGACATTTCCGGCACTCGCCCGCGTAAGCGTCGTATCACTCGCATGTCCAAGTTCAATACCCGTAAACTGCGGACTATCTCCGGTCCCTACTCCAATACTCGTCCGTAAAGTTGCACCACTTTCAGCCACTGGATCGCCAGAGCCGTCACCGACAATCATCTCGCTATCCGATAAGACAGCCAGCGCGGTGATTGCTCCAGTGCCACTCCCGAGCAGGACTCCGCCGTCCGTGAGGCTGCTTGCGCCTGTGCCCCCATCGGCGACAGCCACATCGGTCCCCCCAGCACGGTAGATAACATTCCCTTCAATCGACACATTGCCCGAACTCGATCGCACAAGCGTCGTGTCGGTGGCGTGGCCGAGTTCAATCCCGGTGAGCTGGAGCGTATCGCCCGTACCCACGCCAATACTGGTACGTAGGGTCGCCCCACTTTCGGCGACGGGATCGGTTGATCCGTTCCCGACGATCATCTCGCTATTGGCGAGCACTGACATGGCCGTAATGGCGCTGGTGCCGCTCCCGAGCAAGACGCCCCCATCCGTCAGGGTTGCAGCGCCCGTGCCCCCACGATTCACAGCGAGGGTGCCGGTAAAGTTTGCGGCCGCGAGGTAATAGGCCCCTTCCTGGCCGTCGAGTTTGTCTGCATCCAGATAGGTCACGACGGCCGCCCCGGAGATACAGGCAAATGGGGCATTCGTGGACCGGCTAAATGTATGCAGACCCGTAATGGTATAGGCGTTTTCTTCAGTGACGACCGTATTGCCACTGAGATCCGAGTCGGTATTTGCCAGTTGGATATCAGCCATTTATCTACGCCTCGATATAGACGAGTGCGCCATCAACGGACTGTCCGCCACTGAGTTCCATATTCAAGAGCGTGGCCGCAGATGTCTCAAACCAGCCCACGGGATTAAAGGGCAGGACAATCGTCTGCCCCGCAGTGGGACCCATCTGTCCCGTTAATGCCGTCCCGTCAGCGCCATCTTCGAAGCGGATCGTGACCGCTGTCCCTGTCATCGTAAAAAACGCCGCAAGGACTCTGATCTTTTTCCCGGTCACAGCCGCGACCAGGGTATTGTTTCCACTGGTCGCCCCATCAATTTTGGCCCGTTTAACGAGTTGAACATCACGTCCGTCCTGAAAGTCTGCTTGAATAAATGCCATGCGGCACTCCTATTCTGTGTGGAAATAGCGATAATCATACCCTGGTGGCCGGTCTCGGTTAAAGCGTGCCATGCCACGAATCACTGGACCGAAGACCTGCATCCCCACCTCGGTGATTGAGGACACGTCATCGTCTTTACCCGTCCGCAGCATCTTGACAGCAAACTGTGCCACCGCCAGAGCAGCGCTATCTGGATAGGCAAACGTCCCGGAGGCCGTAATATCGTCGGCGAGCTTCAGACCGTAATAGCGCACAGTATGGGTCGCATCCGGGAGGGGGTCCCAGTAGATGAGCGTTCCGTTGGTGTAATACCGTTTCGGGCGCCCACTGGTTGTGGAATTAGACGCAAACGAGGGATACACCGTCTCTTGCGAGTAATGATCGCCGACCGGGCCAACGCGTACCAGGTCCCACGCGGGGAGACTGGTGTTCGGGTCGATAAACTGGAGCCGGTCGAGACGCACCAGTCCCGTGGGAAACGCCGTTGTTTCTGTACTGGCCGTGGTGGTCACGGTCGCCACGGAGGATGCCAACGAATTGGGTTCGAGCGCCATGAGCGACTCGAAATGGTCCTGCGCGGCATTTAGCGCACGCAGCGCTAGGGTGACTCCGGTTTCCCCGGATTGGAGTTGGAGGCCCCGGTCGAGGACTTCCATCGTGTCGAGCATGGATTGTCCGGTAGCCATTTAGTCTCCTGCGTGATGTGTGACGAACTTACTCCCAGAGGAATGCCCACGCATGCTCACCTGAATCTTGGTATGGTCCCACTGGGCACTCCCGATATCCTCCAGAAGCTGGTCGCGTGTCGCATCACGATCCGCATGGTCGCGTTGCGCTTCCTCTTCAATCCGCGCCCAATACTGCTTCCCAGAACCCCATTTAAAGCCGCTTTGCTCATAACACGCCGCAAAGATCCGTGCATCGAGGGGCACAAATTGCTGCTGCGAATTCTCCACCACAAAAAGGAGCAACCATCCTGTGCTGATGCGTGGCCGGCGATACCAAACAAGCCACCGTTCACGGAGTGGGTGCCAGGTGGTCTCTAAGTCTGGGTGCAGCGTTTTTAACTCCGATCGGAACTCCGCTGGAGCAAAACGCACACCGAAGCGATTCGGATGCCAGTACTGCAGCGAGTCTTCCTCCGGTGGGGCGGTCTGTGTCGGAATCGGGAGCCGAATCTGATCTGGCGCTTCTAGTGCATTTAGCATTAGCCAAAGATTTTCTGACCAAATTCCCGCACTCGATCATCTTTGCTCGTTTTGCAATGTCGAGACATTCGGGCACGGGCCATATTGTAGGACTGCCGAGACTCAGTCTTGTAATTTGTACTCCAACTATCCACTGGACACTGGAGGAATCCCTTCTCCGCATCATGCACCAATTCCTCGGGCAACGGTTCCTCTTCCTGAATCCAATCTGCCACGAAGGGCTGCGTGAGGACGGTCTGGAGCGGCACTGCAAAGGGCTCCCGCTTTCCATTCTTTGTCAAATAGGTGGTCACCTGACTCGAATCAGATCCAACACCTCCCCGATGAGGACGCCCTTTCCCGTCCCAGGCGTGCATCGTGGGGAAGCGTGGGGCACCACGAGTGGACAGCTCTTTCCACTTCTGCGACTCTGAGAGATAGGTGTTAATGGACGTGGAGATCGCGGTCTGCCCGGCCCAGGTATTCCCCCGATGCTTCTTTAGCTCATCGAGTTCATACACCGCGCCCAAGACTTCCTGCACGGTTACCGGATTGACACCCTGTGGAAGTCTGTCCTGGAGTGCGACCACGGGGGATTCCCCCAAATGCTGCAGGAAAAACTTGTTCTCTTCTAATGAATACCGTGCCGGATCAAAAACGTCCATACGCCTCCTTAGTAACTCGTATTCGTCCGAATGGGCTTGAGGACCACATGCACAGATCCTTCATAGGCTGTCACCGTGCCTGTGTAATTCAACGAGAGTTGCTCGCCTTTATCCATCTTCCTGTTCGCAAGCGTCGAGGTTAAGGTGGACTGCACCGGGGTATTGGCCGTGCTATCCAAGGCTAACGCGGAACTCAAGGCGGTGGTGAGACTCGCAGGCGCGGTCCCAGAGGCCGCGATGCCGACATCCAAGGTCGTACTGCTGGCGCCCGCCGTGCTATGGACTTCACGCACATCCATGATTTGATAGTCTTGATCGGCGACAAAAATACCCGTATCCGCTGCTTCGCCTGCTGAAATGGTATAGACGACATGCACTGGTGCGAGTCGAGCAATGGCTTTAATTCCCATGATTTCCTGCTTTCTGGCGAAGTGACAGGGAGGGGCCGAAACCCCTCCCCCACCTACTCAGTTTACGACTCCGCGATGTCTTCGATTTTGGCCCCGGCTGCTGGGTTATCACTCAGCAGATTCCCCTGCCAGTACCACGCGACTTCAAAGGTCGCATTGGAGGTCTGACGGAAGAACGGGGTGCCATCGAACACTTCTGACACCGGACGCGGGACGGCATTCTCGCCGTGTCCGATATAGAAATGCTTGGTATCCATCCCGATGATGGTATTCGCGGCAAAGTACGGTTCGACATGCCACGGGTTGCCGCTGAAGCGGTAGATGGTGCGTCCATCGCCACCATCGGTCCCCTTCTGCTGCGCCCCGCCATCACGTCCAACCCCTGCGCCACTATCAAACGCTTTCGGCGAACTCAGCGCAAAGTAGGTATCTTCGCGGAGAAGTTCGTGGTAGCGCCGAATGATGGCAAGGTTGGAAATGTAGGCATTCAGTTTGGCGCCGCCCTTCTCACGCACGGAATCTTCCAGTTGAATCAGGAGGTCTTCCGTAAGCGCCCGGTTGGTGCCACTGTTTGACAGCACAATCGACTCCCAGAATTCATTCCCCGCCGTGCTGCGGTTAATGTTACCAAAGTTCCCAGACGGAGGATTGGCATCATCAATGATTCCCAGAAGCCCATCGGTGTGGTAAATCGCCCCGGATTTCGTTGTGTTTTCAATACAGAAGAAATCCCCCGCGGCAGTGCCGCTAGGCGCAGACCCACTGATGGTGACCGTGCGGTTTTGGACATCAATGGCTGTCACGGTCCGAGACGCCGCCAAGTCGGCATCGTTATCAGAGGCATCAATCAGATCGACCGTCATCCCGAGATCGATACTCGGGAGCGCATTGACGGTAATGGTGGTCTGATTATCTGCCGCTGGCATAACGGCCAGCTTGCCGAGTCCATCCGAGATCAGGTCAGCATTGATGAGTTTGAGGATACGACGCCGGAAGCCCCCTTCCATCATCTTCAGGGCTGTCTGGAACGCAAACTTCGAGTTCCTCGCGTCCTGGATGAGCTTCCACGACATATTGTACAGCCCCGCAAATTCTTGGAGGCTGAATGACGCCTCGGTCGTGTCGGGATCGATATTCGACGGCAACGCGCCGCCTTCTGCCAACCCACTCCACGCGCCGGGGTTCTTCACCATAATGGGCATCAAGAACTGTCCCCGTCCGCCAAGCGGTTTCTTCATCTTCTGGAACATATTCCAGCAGACGACCTCTTGGTTGACTAGGTACAGGACTTGGTCGACCCCGTAGGTGTATTTCAGGGCTTCGATTACATCAGTTGTACTTGCCATCGGCGATGGTCTCCCGTAAAGGAGTCACCGTTTATTCCGATTGACCGGGGTTGAGCATCGGCCACAACTCGTTGGCACGATCTTCAGGCGTTTTATAGCCCGCAGTCTTGCCGCTGGTTGGGGACACCTCACCGCCCTTAGAGGGGAAGGGTGAGGCTTTCGCTGCCTTTGCTGCTGCCCGATCGGCATCCCGTACCACCTTTTGAATTCCCTCCCACCGCTTACGCAGCATATCGGGGTATTCTTGATCGAGCGTCTCGCCTTGGTGCGACAAATAAATGTCGCGCATTAGCTCATGCACGATTTCGGTGTCGGGAAGGCCCTGTGCTTCGCGGATTTTCAAAAACCTCGCATCGAGATCCTGTTCGGCTTGCCGGCCTTGGTTCGTCCCCACGCGATCAGACAGATCCTTGTAGTCCTTATTGAGCTTTGAAATGACTTGATCGCGTTGCTGGAGCGCCTGATTGAGAGGATTAATTCCCTCGTTGACCATGCGTTCCATCAGTTGGGCCGCAGTGGCACCATCCAGATACGGCATTTGGCGTAACTGATCCAACATGGCGGTCTGACCCTGCTGTCCCTGCTGCGCCTGCTGCTGCGCCTGCTGCTGCGCCTGCCGCGCATACTGCTGTTGCTGCATTTGCTGGGCATATTGCTGCAACTGCTGTGTCTGCTTGGTGCGCTCGGTGTCCCACTGTTTACGTTCCTCGGCAAGTGCCTGCGTTTTTCTCGTGTACTCGGCCTGTGCGTCCGCGGGCCAGGAACCGGCTGCTGCGGTGTCACCTCCACTTGCTGTTGCGTCCGGTGCGCCACCAGTTTCGTCTGGTGGAGCGATCTCTGTATCTTCTGCCATGTCTACTCCTCAGTCGAGTGGTCGTGAGTGTATCAAGAGGTGCTCCTCTGCCGAGGAGTCTCCTGCGACGTGTTCACGATCCGTGTTCGCCTCAGTGGTGCCTGGGCAGTCGTCTCAGTATAGGAAGGGTCAGTTGCCGCTGTCAACTACATCTCGCGCTGTGCCATAGCCTCTGCGAGTGCTGCGGGCGCCTGCGGGGCGATTTGCTGACTGGCTTTGACCTGATCGAGCGCCATATCAACGGCTTCGGCCGCGGCTTTGGCGGCGGCTTGCTGCGTGGCCTGGGCCACGGCGCTCTGCACCTGCTGCTGCTGCATGCCGCTCTCGCGGCGCTCGGAGGCTTGCACGAGGAACTCTCGGCACTTATTCCAGAAGGCCACGAAGCCCTGCTGGATCTCCTGGCTGGCGGCGAGC